GCCGCTGTTCGTCCACCTGACGACATCGGATTACGAGCGGGAAGGCTCGATCTGCAACGACAAGCATGACTATGCCTCCAAGGTGCGGGAGGGGTTGATTTCCGATCCTGCCTTCCTGCCGGTGATTTACGAGGCGACCAAGGAGGATGATTGGACCAGCGAGGAAGTCTGGCGGAACGCCAATCCAATCCTGGACATCAGCATCAAGCGAGAGTATCTGCAGCGCGAATGCGCCCGAGCACGTGAAGACCCAGCCTATGAGAATACATTCAAGCGGTTGCATTTGAACATCCGCACGGAAGCTCTTGACCGCTGGATAACCACTGACAAGTGGGACGCCTGCCGGGACCGGGTGCACATCGAGGAGATCGCCGGAGCTCCATGCTGGTGCGGCCTGGACCTTGCCAGCAGCCAAGACTTTAACGCATTCGTCGTGGCGGCGCCTGTCGGCGATCAGATGCACGTCTTTCCGTTCTTCTGGGTGCCGCATGACACGGCCGCCAAACGCGAGCGGGAGCGACGCATCCCGTACTCCGTCTGGGCCAAGGACAGCCTATTGACGCTGACTCCTGGCGACGTGACGGACCCTGACACCATCTACCGCGACATCATTGGTATCATTGACCGCTATCGGCTGAACGTGCGGGAGATCGCGGTGGACCGTGCCTTTCAGGGATTGGACCTGATCCAGAAGTTGACCAAGGAAGGGTTCCTGGCGTTCGCACACGGTCAAGGAAGCCTAGGGATGATCCCGCCTACCAAGGTCACGAAGGACCTGATCCTGAGCGGCAGGCTGAAGCACGACGGCCACGCGGTGCTGCGGTGGATGATGTCGAACGTCGTGGTGCATCCAGGCGAGGGGAAGGAATACCCGATGAAAGATAAGTCGGCCGACAAGATCGACGGCGTTGTCGCGATGGTGATGGCTGTCGGCCGTGCAGCGATGGAGCCGCAACCGCAGGCGAGTTTCTACGAGAGCGAGACGGTGGAGTTTGTCTAGTGAAGTAACAAAACGGGCCGCTTGTCAAAAGGATAAGACGGTGCGATTTACGGGATACCTGATTTTAGAAAACTGCCTGACATGCAATCTCGGGAAATTGCATACCAAGTGTCCAAACATGCACCCGGATAGATTCAAGCATCTTTCCAGCGGTAAAGCCGTTCCTGACGCGAAATTGATAGAGATCGCGCGGGATATGTATCGTATGTGTGGGTTTCGCGGGCGAGTCGGTTTTCATGCGTACAATGAGCCTTTGATGAATGAGGCTAGATTGTGGCGACTGACGGATGGAATCAGTTCTGAAGTTCCCGAGGCCAGATACACCCTGTGGACGAATGGCACTCGCTGGCCAAAGAAGCCGGAGAACCTGGCACGGTTCGAGGAAATCCACGTCACGGACTACGGCATCGCCGACCAGCCGGTTGACCGCGAGGCATGGCGGCAGGTAGTGCCGCATGTCCAGTTTCAGTTGTGGCGGCTGGACGATCGCGTGACGGTTGAGCCGCAGGACTCGCTATACCCATGCCGCCGGATGTTTACCGAGTTCATCGTGGACTATTACGGCAACGTCCATCTATGCTGCTACGACTGGCGTGGCGTGGGTTCTCCGGGAAACATCCACACTGACAGCCTGACGGACCTTGTGAAACGCTGGCAGGCGATCCGCGAGAGCATCAGCGGGAGCATGATGACGCCGGAGGCGCCGGAAGTTTGCCGGCGGTGCGCCATGCGATGCGGGATAACCCGGTTCGTGCCGGACGTGGCGGAGGATGCGGCGAGGTATGCGAGGGGATTGCCATGACCCAAATAGCCGTCGTCTTCGTTAGTTACCTGAAGGTTCCCGAGCAGCGACTACAGGACCATTTCCGCTGGAATCGTCACATTTACGAATCGTACAATAGCCTGCGGGTATATGTCGTGTCCGACGTTGAGCACGCCTTGCCATCCTACGCCGAAACGATCGTCTACCCTGTCGAGAAACTGCCGGTTGTGGACGGTCAGACGCGGTTCTCCTTGACCAAGACAAAGAACGCCGGCAATGACGCGGCGCTTGCAGACGGTGCTGAGGTGATAATCTGCACGGATGTTGACATCTGCTTTTGGACTGACTCGTTCGACACGATGACGCGGGTTGACGAGACGTGCGCCGCAATCCCCGTCTACCGCATGGCTCCATCCTATGAGCAGCGGGACGAAGGTAGATTCGACCACGGATGCACTGGGACCATTGCTATGACCGCGGCCAACTGGAAGCGGCTGCGGTTTGATGAGCGTTACGTAGCGTATGGCGGGGATGATGGTCAAATGTTGCAGGACATTTGCACAGCCGGCCTGACAGTGCTGCGGTCAACGATCGTGTCTCACATTGCACACAGACCAGGCGACGTAGAGCGGATTCCCGGTAGCGGTGCTGCAAGCTGCTGGGGTCGCGAGGATGGGTTCAATTTCGACAATTTTCACAACAACCGGAGATTGCGTCGTAGATGATCGTCGCCATCGTGGGAAACGGACCGACCGCCGCCGGCAAAGGCAGCCAGATCGACCGCTGCGACCCAGAAGACCTTGAATTCGCCAGGATGCTTTACGCTGGCATGTACCAATGACAGAACGCTGCTGCCTGAACCCGTTCCGCTGGCTGGATATTACGGCCGTCAATCAGGAGAACATCCAGTTCTCCCAGTGCATCCGCTCGTGGGGTGGCGATGACTGCGTGTTGGAAATCATCCCCCTGCACGTTGCTGCTAAGATGGACGTGTCCCGCCTCTGGAATGACCGCCAGGCGGTCCAGGCACGCGAGCAGACGCGAGCGCATGGCGTGGCGGCGTGGTGCCGGGGATGTCCGCGGCTGGCCGCCGGATTGGAGCCTACGCAGCCGGAGAGGCCAGCAGAGTATCCAGAGCACTGGACCCACATCAACCTCGCTTACGACAAGTCATGCAACCTGGCTTGCCTGTCGTGCCGAGTGGATCGGATCATGCACCGCGTCGGAACGCCACATTACAAGCTCCTGCGACAATTCGAGCGAGCCGTGATCCGGCCGTTGCTGCGGCATGCCGAATGGGCCTACATTTCCGGCCTTGGCGACCCGTTCGGCAGTCCGGCCTATTCGCGGTTGCTGCGGGAATTGAAGCCGGAAGACGCGCCCGGCTTGCGGTGGCACATCCAAACGAACGGCATCGGATTCACGCGGGACGCATACCGGATGATTCCCACGCGGGCGCAGATCGCGAGCGTGCAATTCAGCGTGGATGCGGCGACGGAAGGCACGTATACGCAATTGCGGGGAACATCCCGAGACTGGCGGCGGCTCCAAAACAATGTGCGATTTCTCGCCGAGTTGCGAGCGAATGGGAAGATCAATACCTGGGTGATTTCGATGGTTGTCCAGAAGTGCAACTGGGGGGAGATGCACGCCTTTTACGAGTTGGGCAAGTCGCTTGGCGTGGATGCCATTCAATACAACTGCCTGCTCAACCAGGGAACCTACTGCGACACGGATTACGCCGACCGTGCGGTCCATCTTTCCAGCCATCCGGCGCATGCCGAATTCGCCGGCGCTTGTGATGACTTATCGACGAAAACCAATCCATCCGTCCTTCTGGAGTTTCCGCGATGCTAAGATGGTTCAAACGCCTACTCTCCGGTGGCGGCTGGGTGAACAAAGACCCCGGCGATGATTACTGGTACACCCAACGCGGCGTGACCAGCATTGCCGGAGTGGATGTGACGGAAGGCCGAGCACTCGGCTTGCCGACCGTCTACGCCTGCGTGGCGAAGATTGCCAAAACGGTGGCATCCTTGCCGGTGCAGGTCTACGACAAACCGAACGCTGACACGCGCCAGCCAGTCGATCATCCGCTGAATGAACTGTTCGCCGGTGCTGCGTCCCCCGAGGCGTCTGGCATGACGGTCTCAGAAACTAGGATGGCGAATTTGCTACTCTGGGGGATGGGGTATACGTTCATCGAATGGGCACCCAACGGTCGCGAGCCGCTGGCGTTCTACCCGCTGGAATCCGCCTACGTCACGCCTCGCCGTAACGATCAAGGCGAGCTCGTATTCGACTACCAGGAGGACGGAGCGGGGAAGCCGGAGACGATCCCTGCCGTCAATATCTTCTGGGTTCCCGGCCTGTCTCTCGGCGGCAGTATCGGATTGTCACCGATCAAATATCATCGGGACACCATTGGCGTTCACCTCGCCAAGCGCCAATTCGGCGGGAGCTTCTTCAAGAACGGAGCACGACCCGGCGGCTTCATTAAACGGAGTCTGGAAGCCGACGTGGGGCGGATGGCGCTCTCCAAAGAAGGAGCCGCACGGATGCTGGCATCTTTCAACGAGCTTTTCCAAGGCTCGGAGAACGCCTACCGCTGGGGTCTCTTGCGTGAAGGCATGGAAGCCGTCCCCATGCCATCCATGCCGCTGGAGGACGCACAGTACATCGAGGGAATGCAATTCGACAGGGAAGACGTGTGCGCGATTTTCGACTGTCCGCCGAGCAAAATTCAGGATCACACCAGAAGCACGTTCAGCAACATTGAACACCTCGGCATCGACTGGGCGACAGATACAATCCTGCCGTGGTGCGTGCGGGTGGAGCAGGCTGTCAAGCGGACGTTCTTCCGCGGCCAGACGCTCTACCTGAAGCACAACCTGGCAGGCATCGCCAGAGGCGACATCAACAGCCGCTATACCGCCTACGCAACCGGGCGCAACTGGGGATGGCTCTCAATCAACGACGTTCGCCGGCTGGAGGACATGAACCCGGTTCCAAACGGGGACGACTACTTGCAGCCGCTCAACATGCAGGTAGTGGGCGCTCCGGTGGTCCTGCCGGCTGCTGCTCCGCCGCGGGATCCGGAACCGGAAGACGAACCGGAAGGCGAGGACGAGGACGACACCGCCGCGGCGATCCGTGCGAGCGTGGAAGAGGCGGAGCCAATCACGGATCGACGCAAGATCGCGAAGGATATGCAGCCGATAATCCAGACGGCGTGCGAAAACCTCTTGCGTGCCGAGTCGGCTGCGGTTGATAAAGCCTATAAGCGATTTCAGAAGACGAGAAACGGTACTGCTCTTGAGGACTGGCTGGCGAAGTATGCCGCCGATCATACCGGCAGAGTCATAGCCGAAATGACGCCTATTGCGGAGACGTTCGATCGGCTGACTGGCGAGTTCTCCGCGAACAAGCCGCGCTTCATCGGAGAGGCTTGGACTGCCGGGATGGTCGATGGCGTGCGCCGAGCGATCGAAGCTGGTGATCTGTCTGGAGATTCCAGGCTAAACGCTTTAGACAATCAAGCCGCGTGGGTCACGCGGATGCTTTTGGGAGATCGAGACGATGAAAAGCCGAATGCTTGACGCAATCCGCAGTGAGCTCTGGGAGATGCGACCAGAGGCTCTCGCCTCATGGATCGCCTCGCTGGATGCCGTGGAGCCAAAGGAAAGCTCCCCGCGACTGCCGAAAACGGACGGCGGAATCGGCCTGATTACGATTCAAGGCGTCATCGGCCATCGTCCAGGCGGCGGTTATCATGCGAACACGTATTCGGCCGAAGTGGCCGACTGGCTCCGTAAAATGGCTGCCAACCCGTCGATCGGTGCGATTGTGTTGGACATCGACTCCCCCGGCGGAACTGTGGCCGGTCTGGCAGAGGCCGCCGATACGATTAACGACGTAAAGGCGCTCAAGCCGGTGTACGCCGTGGCGAACCCGGAAGCCGCCTCGGCCGCCTACCACCTCGGCAGCCAGGCCACCCGGTTTTTTGCGACACCATCCGGCGAAGTCGGCAGTATCGGCGTCTGGGCCGCACATGTCGATCTGTCGGAAGCGTTGACCGCGGCTGGCATCAAAGTCTCGCTCATCTCTGCCGGCAAATACAAGGTCGAGGGGAATCCATTTGAGCCTCTCGGCGAGGTCGCCAGGGAGGAAATCCAGCGTTCGGTTGACATGCACTACGAGGCGTTTCTGAAGTCCGTGGCGCGTGGCAGAAGCACGACGCCGGCGACGGTGCGGGATACGTTCGGTCAAGGGCGCATGGTGGAAGCTCCGCGAGCCAAAGATCTGGGGATGATCGATGCGATCCATACCCTCGGCGAAGTGCTCGGTGGCATCGTGAAATCGAACAGGCCGAGCAACCTTCGCCAGGCGAGCGCCAGAATCGGATTGACAGAGGCAGGAATCCGCAGATAATCGTAATCAGTGGCATACCACCGCACGCTTCATAACCGTGCGGCAGGATGTGTGACACGCGAAGCCGACTGTCAAAGGCCGGATAGCGTTTAGCAACTGTTTCAACACCTGAAATAGTTGCCGGAACGCTTTCCGGCCTTTTTTCGTTGGCCTCCTGCGTCCGGCAACAGGAGGCCATAGAAAATGACCCTCAAGGAACTGTGCGAGGCCAGGCAGGCGGAGATCGACGCAGCCAAGGCCATCAGGGACAAAGCGAAGTCCGAAGACCGTGACCTGACCGATGAAGAGCTTGTCCAGGTCGAAGAGCATCTTGCGTCCGCCGAGAATTATCAGACACAGATCGACGCGATCCGCAAACGCCAGGTGGTTCTCTCCCGCCTGGACGACGCCGACGAAGCCGCTAAGCAGCCAGTCGGCGTTCCCCGTGCCATCCTCGGCAATCCGCAGAGCGAGCGGAGCAACCCTCGCATTACCGGCGGCGAAGCCAGCGAGAAGTACAGCACGTTTGGCGAATTTCTCCGCGACGTGCGCGAGGCGGAGAATCCGGCCTGTTCGCCGGCGATTCGCAACAAGCTCCATGCCGCGGCGCCAGGTTTGCGCACCGACATCCAGAGCGAAGGCGGGGCGCTTATCCCGACGGAGTTTGCCAGCACGATCCTCCGGCGGATGTACACCCAAGGCCAGATTCTAAGCCGCGTTCGCCGGTTGCCGATCACGGGGAACTCGATCGAAATCCCCTACGTCAACGAGACCAGCCGTGCCGATGGTTCCCGCATGGGTGGCGTCCGTGGCTACTGGGTGGCCGAAACCAAGGCGATCACGGACTCGAAACCGGACTTCGGCCGGTTGTCCCTGAAGCTCAAAAAGGTTGCCGCACTCGGCTACGTCACCGACGAAATGCTGTCGGACTACGGCGCCACCGGAACCCTCCTTCAGGACATGTTCGCCGACGAACTGGTGTACCAGGCCGAGAACGCGATCGTCAACGGCACCGGCGCAGGGCGTCCGCAAGGCATCCTCAACGCCGCCGCCAAGGTTGAGGTGACGAAGGAAACCAACCAGACGGCCGACACCGTTTGGGGGCCGAATATCGTCAAGATGTGGTCGCGACTCTACGGCGAGAGCAGAGCCAACGCGGTCTGGCTCATCAACCAGGACGTGGAGCCGTACCTCTGGAGCCTCGCGCTCGAAGGCCGGTTCGGCTCCGCCTCAACGGCCGCCGACGCCGTGCCGCTCTACTACCCGGCGAACGGCGTCACCAATGCCGGCCAATTCGGCATCCTCATGGGTCGGCCGGTGATTCCGGTCGAATACTGCGACACCGTCGGTGACGCCGGCGACATCATCCTCGTGGACCTGTCGCAGTATCTCTGGATCGAGAAGGGACCGGAAGCTGCCGAGTCGATGCACGTGCGTTTCGCCTATGACGAGATGACGTACCGGCTCACCTACCGCTGCGACGGCTGCTGCTGGTGGTCTTCTGTTCTCACGCCTGTCAATTCGAGCAACACGCTTGCCCCGATCGTCACGCTTGGCGCTCGCGCGTAAGCATTCATATCAACCGCAACCCTCTGACCATCCTTGGGACAGGAGTATCAGAATGGGATTCACGCTTCCTGAGGACTGCAAATGCACAAAGCTCTATCACGGAGCGGCAAATGCAGTTGACTGCGACATCATCAGCCTGAAGAACGCGCACAAGGCGTGGATTCAGATTGTCCACAGCGGATCGTCTGACACTGACCTTGTGTTGACGCTCAACGAGGCGACCGATGTTGCCGGCGGAACCTCCGCGGCAATCACAACGGCTTGTCCGATTTGGGTCGATGCCGACATGGGAACCACGTCCGATACGCTCGTGCGTGGGACGGACACCTATGCCTACACAATCGATACCGGGGTCGCGCCGAATCAGATGGTGTTTTGGGAGATCGATCCGACCATCTTCAGCGACGGGTACGATTGCCTGAAGATCACGGACAGCGGCGGCAACGCCAGCAACAATGTCCTGATCCAGGTGTTCACCGATCCGCGGCAGAAGCAGGACGCGCCGCTGACCAACATCACCGACTGATCGAAATCATCCTCCTCGCTAGCCGGCCGGCGGTTCGCCTATCGACCCCGGCCGGTGCGAGGGGATCGGGTGAGGATGCCTTATGTTGCGATCAGTCAACGCTTCGCGCACCGAACCGAGCACCGAGCCGATTTCCCCATCGGATGTCTGCGACTATCTGCGGATCGACTACAACGATCATGATCCGATGATCTCGCAATACTGCAAGGAAGCTCGGCAGGTGCTCGAAGACGGCTATCTCTGGAAGTGCTGCATCACGCAGACATGCATCGACAAGTTCAACGAATTCGGCGAGATGGAACTGAAGTATCAGCCAGTTTCGGCGATCACGTCGATTACGTACACCGACGCTGCCGGCGAGACACAGACGGTTGCCGATACCGTCTATGAACTTGGCAGCATCAACGGAATCAGCCATGTACGCCTGAAACATGGCCAGACATGGCCGTCTACTCGCGGCCATGAAGACGTGGTGACGGTGACGTATTCCGCCGGCTACGGAGCGGCCGAGACCAACGTGCCGGAGGCGATCCGGCAGGCGATCATCATGTACGCCGGCCACCTCTACGACAACCCGCAAGACCCGCCGCCAAGTTGGGTACTCAACCGGATCGCGGCCTATTGTGACTCGCGGGTGATGCCATGAAGACCGGCGGGAAGAAATACACGCATCGAGTGACCATCTACCGCAATAGTCCGACGCGGACTACCAACGCCGACGGACAGCGGCCGGAGACCGCCGCCGAGGTCTGCAAGCGATGGGCACAGGTGCTCCCGATCAATGGCCGCGAGCGGATGCTGGCCGACCAGAACCAGGCGGACATCACATATCGCGTGCGAATCAGGAGCGATGAGACGACGCGAGCCTTGACCCGCAAGAACTGGCTAACGCTGGCTGACGGGACGCGGCTGTCGATCGCCAGGATTTACGATCCGACGCAGCAGAAGCAGGAACTCGAATTGGAATGCACTGAGCGAACATGACCTACATCGAGGAGTCAATCCGAGCCGCCTTGTTAGCCATGTCGGCAGTGGCCGACTACAACGGCTCCGGCTCGGCTGACGAGATGGTCATCCGTTTTGGGTATTCGGAGGAAGACGACGACGTTACCGATCCGCATATTGTGATCGACATCGACAGCGACACACCGCAGAACGACATCGAAGGGGAAGGCGGCGGGCGGTTCGCCGACGTGACGGTAACCTGCCGAGCAACCACGATGAACGCCTCCAAGGGACTGGCGGAGGCTGTACGAGTCAACGGCACGAATCCCGGGACAGGACTCGCCGGCTACGGCGGGAGCGGGACGGCGTTTGACGCCTGGCTGGAAGACGAGACGCGGGGAGTCGAAGCCTACGACGATAACAGCGGACGGTTCTGGCACGTGGTGATCCAGAGCTACACCGTCTGCTACAGCGAGACGACCTGATGCTTGACCGTTGCGTGTGCATCAACCTGGAGCGGCGACCAGAACGCTGGGAGGCGTTCCTGGGCCGATTCCCTGTTGACTGGCCATGGACCAGGCCGGAGCGGTGGTCCGCAATCGACGGCAAGGCGTGCCATATTCCGGCATGGCATCTGGGGCCGGCCGGCGCCTGGGGGTGCCTCCGCTCTCACCTGGCCGTCTGGCGATGGCAGGTGGCAAATGGCTTTGAGTCTGTGCTCGTGCTGGAAGACGACGCCGTGTTCAGTCGCAATGCCGTGGAGACGATCCGCGAGACGATGAGCCTCCTGCCGGCGGACTGGGATCAGGTGTACTTCGGAGGCCAACATCTCGATACGAACAACCGGCCGCCGGAAGCGGTGGTGGCAAACAAGCTGGTCCGGTGCCGGAACGTCAATCGCACGCACGCCTACGCGATCCGCCTGGGGTTCGCCGCAGTATGTCACGACCTGCTGAGTCAGCCGCACCCGACAGCCGATAGTCGCTTGCATCACGTTGACTACCGGCTCGGCGAGTTGCACGACCGATACAACGTCTTCGCTCCATGGCGGTTCTGCATTGGCCAGGTGCAAGGATTCTCCGACGTGCGAAGCCGCAACGGAAAGCCGGCTCGCGTGATCGAGCATTGGTGGAACCAGTTCCCTATCGTTGAACCGGCGGGGGTGCGGTGATGGCAAACGTCCAGGTATTCGGCGTGGGAGAACTGGAAAACAAGCTCCGGCGGATTACTGCCAACGGTCCACCTGAGATCAGCCGAGCGGCCATGCAGGGTGCAGCTGTGCCGCTCAAGAGGTCCATCCGCACTGCTATCAACAGTTCTCCAGCAAGCGGCCGGATGAAGCGAGCGGCACGCCAGACGATCGGCTCCAGCGTGAAGAAACAAGCGAGCAAGAACTATGGAATGAAAGCCGGCCTTGGTGTTGGCAAGCCGTCAAAGGCGAAGCGAGCCAAGGCGACGGCGCGGCACGAGGCATACAAGTCGAAGGCGCAGAAGGGTGTTGGGATTGGAGCACGCAACATCCACTGGGCCACGCTCGGGACCAAGGAACGGTTCCTGAAAAAACAAGGTGGCTTCCTGCCGGCTGGATCGTCAACGGGAGCGATGCCTGTAATCCTCGCCGGATATGTGCCTAAGGCGGTTGGCGCCGCTAAGGCTGCAATGCTCCAGTACGCCGCCAATCGTGCCAGGATCGCAGTCGAAAAGTTAGCACTGAAAGGGAGATAGTCCATGTCCAAGATTAAATGCAAAGGCACCGCCTTAGCACAGAAAATTTCCTCCGCCTATGTGACGGTGGCGCAGGTCATCAGCCTCGAACTGCCGTCGATGGAATCGGAGACGTTTGAGGCCGACACGCTCGACAACGTGAACGCCGGCATTCCCTATCAGACGACCGGCCGAACGGAAGGCGGCTCGTGCTCTGGTGAACTGTTCTATGACCCGACGCTTGACAGTCACCAGAATCTGCTGGAACTGCTGCGCGAGCCGCAGGCCGAGGATTGGCAAATCACGTTCGCCGACAGCAGCCAGAGCACCTGGACGTTCGCCGGCGCAGGATTCAGCTTCGGCGGGACGGTCGCGCTCAACGACGGACTCAAGGGGACGTTCAGCATCAAGCTCGACGGCATCCCGACATTCCCGAGTGGTGGGAGCGCGGCCTGATGAAAGCTCAAACCGTCCTGGTGCTCAATTGCGCGTGCGATACCTGTTGCACTGGCAGCGGCGGGTGTGCGACGTATCCCGATGGCAAGATTCCCGTTGGGACCGTGATCGAGCACCCGGACGCCTACAAGCTCGTGCGGCTTGGTTGTGCGGTGCCTGCTGATAATGAATGCTATTTCCGAGCAAACATGACGCAGCGGCAAATGGCGGTTGCACAGCACGCACAACGCAGAGCTGCCGCCGGGATACACCCGGAGGACTTCGAGGCATACGACCGCGGGGAAATGGTCGGCTATTTCCCTGATGGGTCCTGGATTCCCGGAGAGAACGCCGACGAAAGCGAAGGAGGATTGATTTTACCATGACGCTCGCAAGCGTTGACCAGATGTTTTCCGGCGCAGCCAAGCGCCGGTACAAGACCGTGACGTTGCCTGTGGCCGGATTCACGCTTCGGCTGCAAAGCCTGACGGAAAAGGACTACGCCAACTACCAGGCGTTTTTCCTCGACAAGCACGGCAAGCCGGTCCCCGATCGCCTCAAGCAGGCAAGCCGGATTTTCATCTCGATGTGCGTCGTTGATGCCGAGGGGAACCGGATCATCACGGGTGATTACGTCGCCAAGCTGGCCGACTGGGACGCGGCCGACGCGGCGTTCCTGTACTCGGAGTGCAGCAAGCACGCCGGGATCAGCCAAGAGGACATCGAGGGGCTGGTAAAAAACTGCGAGCAAACCCAAGAGAACTCGACGCCTATCGGCTAGCCGATTCTCTGGGTGTATGGAACGTGGACGCGATGCGGGAGGCGATGACTCCCGCGGAGTTCGACCGATGGATCGCCTACCGGCAAATACATCCCGACAAGCTGGAGCGGTTAATAACCGTCTGCAAGCTGGGGTTTGCGCTGGTGGCGAACGCCTGGGGAGCCAAGGTCGATCCGCGCGACCTAGACCCCGAGCCGCAGCCGGAGCCGGTGGCGTCACCGAGCCAGGCGGCGGCAATTGTCCGCATGACGATGGGAGCGCCTGATGGCAACAGCAATCGGTGATCTTGTCGTGCGGCTGGGAATGGACTCGAAAGCGTTCAGCCGAGGCGCACGCGGCGCTGTTACCACCGTGCAGGGATTGAGTAAGTCCATCGGTGGATACGTTGCGGCCGGCCTCGCGATGGTTGGCGTGACGGCCTCGGTCACCGCTGGGATTGTGGCGCTCAAGCGGCAATTCACTGCGATGGACGAAGCGGCGAAGATGTCAGACCGGATCGGGATTGCGACGGAGGCGCTCGCCGGATTGCAGCATCAGGCGGAACTTGCCGGCGCAAGTTCCGATGAGTTGATGACAGCCTTGGACAAGATGAGCAAGACGGTTGGCGAGGCTGTCGCACTCGACACAGGAGAAGGCAAGGACGCATTGAAGGCGATGGGTCTCGACGCAGCGACCCTCGCGAAAATGTCACCCGAAAAACAGTTCGGAGCAATCGGCGATGCGCTTGACAAGATCGAGTCAAAGCAGGTCAGAGTTGCCTTGGCAACAAAGGTTTTTGGCCGCGGCGCTACGTCGCTGACAAACACGCTTGCCGGCGGCTCCCGAGCAATGCGTGCGGCGGCAGCCGACGCGGAGTTCCTAGGCGTGACCTTCGGCCGCGACGTCGCTCGCAAGATCGAGGGTGCTAACGACGCCATCTTCCGCGTCAAGCAGGCATTCACCGGAATATTCCGCGGGATTGCCGCAGCGATTGCGCCTGACCTGGAGCGGTTCGCCAATTCGACGGCAGACACGATTGCGCGAATCCGCGAGCCGTTTGTCAAAGCGATTCTCGGCTGGAAGGTCTACGCAAACACGATGATGGGGCTTTGGAAGGAACTCGGAAACGCCGTTCTGCGGTTCCTTGAACCACTGAAAACAACGTTTACACCGTTTGTCACAGCGGCAAAAAGCGCCTTCCAAACAGTCGTCGAGAACCTGGACGTGATGCTTGGCAGCGTCCAAGGGTTTAAGGATGGCGCGCTCAATCTGTGGATGCAACTGACATTGGGGATTGAGGCTCTTGGCGAAATCATGCGGACCAAGTTTATGCTTGGCTGGGAAAGTGTCAAGCTCTGGTGGAAGACGTTAATGATCGACATAGCGATCGTCATAGAGCAGATGGTTCAGCGTGGCATCAAAGCTTTGCAAAACCTGGGGAAATTGGTGGGCGTTGACATTCCCGGCATAACCGATGCCACTGAAGCGATGGCAACCATGCGGACCAAAGCCGAGACAGACGCAAACCAAGAGATAGAGAGGATACGCGCAGATCATCAGAGACGAATGAGCAGTATCGGCGCACGCTCTGACGCATGGAACGCCATCTGGCAGCAACAGAAATCCATGCTCCCGAAACTCTCAGATCAGGTGGCAGAGGCATGGAAGTCCATTACCGCGCCATCCGAGACCATCGAGCCTCCGGCTGCGGATATAACCGGAACGAGAGACAAAGGCCAGAGGTACGCCGCCGCCGCCGAACGCGGCTCGCGTGAAGCCTACAGCATTTTGATGAACAGCCGAAGAGACGACGGCACAAAGAAACTCGTGCAGATCGCAGGTAAGCAATTGGTCGAGACCCAAGGTCTGCGTCGCGATCTGAATAAACAGGACAAGGTAAGCATTCCGAGCACATGAGCCTGACCTGGTCAGAAATCAACGACGGCCGCAGCGGCGAAGAATCGTATCAGAGCGATGGTCCGCCGGTCACGACGCGCACTAAGCAGTGGCGGGTGGAGCCCGAGACCAACGCCACGGACGCCGTGACGAGT